CTTTGTTTGCAAGTATAGCAATATTAACGTTATCATTAAATATTGCATAATGTAAGAGATAAGATACCACTGTCGTAGACTTACCTGTCTGCCGAGGCATCTTACAGATGTTACAACGGTGTTCATGGAAATTTTCAATTAATTTTTTCTGAAAATCATATTGCTTGAAAGGAACTAGTCCCTCATCAAGAGATACAATCTTTATATAATTATTCGCAAAATATACAGGATCATTTTTACACTTCATGAATTCTTGGATATTCTCCTTTGTAAATTCAATCGGTGTATTTGCTTTTTTTAAATTTGGATTACCAAGATAAACTTCACTCATTTTTCATAAAAGTTTTCATACTTTTTTAGGTTTTTCTCCAGTTTTTGTTTGTATATACGGTTTATCGCCAGGTTGATTTTTTACATCTGTTTTTATTTTTTTAAGAGTGTCACCGATGTGTATAAATTTCTCCTGAAATTGTTTAAATGTTTTCATCAGCAGTTCCACCTCCTAAGTGCCTTATTTATTCTTGAATCAGGATCTCTGCTTGTTTTTGCAGAAGTTAGTTTCTTCTTCATACCCTTCATTCTTCTACAGAAAGATAATCTTCTCTTTGCAGATTTAGAACCCTTCTTTAATTTCTTAGGGTCTTTTGTAACTGCAGTTTTTAATTTAGAACCAGGATTTTCTTTACGATATGCATTAACTGCCTTTTGACTTAAACCATCAGTCTTATCTTTACGATTTACTTTCTGCCAATCTTCACCTAAATCTTCTCTCCAATCATAATGATCTTTGATTGGTGTTTTAGATGTTCCATTCTTTACTGGTGGTAAATCATCAGTAAATGTTCCTGTTGGTTTTTTGTTAATAAATTTTTTCTTAATCGGTTGTGATTTACCAAGATACTTGTCAAAATCAATAGGCTTACTTAAATTAACTTTAACTGCTTTTGTTCCTTTATTTGGTTTTATACTTGTATCAACAAATTTTTTTGCTTGATTGACTACAGATTTTGTTTGTATATTTTGACTGGTTATTTTATCAGGTGGAACATACTTTCGTACACTTTGTGTAACTCTTTTTGCACCAGTCTTAGTGAATGGATTTACCTTTCCAATGTTTTTTAATAATTTTTTACCTAATTTCATAACCAGTCTTGTCTTAAAACCCTCATCAATAATAATATTTGATGGTGATGGTTTTAGTGGTTCTGGTTTGATAATGTCTACTGCTTCTACTTCAGTAAATTTAATATCATCAACATTCCAATCTTCAATTTTTAATGCTTCATCAGTAATATCCTCTTTCATTGCAAGTTTTGTTGCAATTGCATATCTTACATTTTCATCACCATAACGTTTTTCCATATCTTTTTTACTAATCGCATCAGCAATTTCATCACGTTTTTTAATTTGTGATTTTGTCATTACTGCTTCATACTGAGATCCTGCACCAGTGTTCACTTTTCTTATATCATCTAAAAGACTAGCAGACATCTGTTTCTCTTTTGGTTTTTTTGGGAATATTGTGTCCTTTAAAACACCTGCTGATCCCTCAATCACCTGATCGTAATCTATTTCCTCCTTACGAGGTTTACTTTTTGACTTTTTTACGCAGTTTGGATACCTCTTACCAAACATTGTTTTCATTCCTTTCTTTTCGTAACCTGCCCAACACTTCTCATCTAAAGTTGATCTCCAATCATAATGACTACTAATTGTTGTTTGTTTTTCACCTCTCAAATACTTTGTCATATTCGTAACACTACCTTGCTTACTTACTGACAAGGTATGTCCCCCTTTACTATCTTGATAAGGAACGTCTTTTCTAGCAAACTTCTTGACTTCTTCTTTAGTCTTATCATCCATAGGACCAGAACCATATGGTTTTATAATTGAAATAGAGTCTGGTTTTTGTACTTTTGATTTATCCGTAAGTGCACCAACACCTTTATACTGAGGATTACTTGGCATACTTTCTGTTATTTCATCTTCATGTGGTATTGTATTTCCATCAGCATCTTTCTTATGATGCTCAACTATCTCATCTCTCCAACGATGATGTGGTGTATTATAAACTTTTGTCTCATATTCGACTTCTTCTTTCTTACTACTGTTGCCCCAATTTGCAGCACCTGCTTTACGACATTTAACTAATGCACCTGATGCATATGCACTTGGCCATACTGAATATCTTGATTTAACTTTATGATAGCAAGCATCTTTTGTACCACTACCCTTTCCTTTCTTATCTTTTACTTCTGTAATTATTTCTGCTTCCTCTATATCCTCTAATAGTATATCTCCTACCACAACATTGTTCTCTGCAAACCAACCACGATTGACTTCGACTGCATATCTTATCTTACCATCAGGATATACAGGTGCAGAACTCATTGGATTTAATTCTTTGATACTTTCAATTATACCCTCTTCGTTTATGAATGCAATATCAAGAGGTATAAAAGTATTTTTCATATGGAAAGAATGGCGGTCAGTAGTCTCAAATACAAAGAGCATACCACGATCTTGTTCCAAACTCTCACGGAACATTAGACCTAATCTAAATTCTCCATCGTTTTGTGGAACTTCGAGTTGAAGTGGTAGTGAGATAAATTCTTCTTTCATTTTCTTTTTCTTTTTGTCAGTTGAAACATAAGTTGGTTTTGCAGCACCTGTCTTAGATTGTTGACCAGGATCTGCTTTTTTCTTTCTTCTTGAAGCAGAAAGTCTTTCCTTTTTGCTCATACTTGCTCTCTTGGAAGATGATACACACTTTGGTGTTCCCTCACCTGGTTCATCGCTTGCACAGGTTCCACCTGTAACCACGTTAACCCATCCACCTTTACCATCTTTAGATTTAGAACCCTTGAACCATTTACGTAATGATCCTTCCTTAACATCATCCTTACCATCAAGATAATCTGCAGCGGTATCCAAATAATCAGATGCCTTAGTTATCTTTGATTGAACCCACGCTTTGAAGTTTTCTTTCTTACGTGAATGTTTTTCAATACGTTTAGATGCTCTACTTGCAGTTTTTAATTGACTACGAATCATTTCTGGTTCATGATCACCATCCTTATCTTCTTTGACAAGAATCCCGTCAGGACGAACACTATATCCATCAGGAATAGGTTTGCACTTTTGGTCAGTATTGCAGTAGTATTGTCCCTTTTTACAGGAAGTCTTTCCCATTATATACTATCAGAGCTATTATTATTTAGTATTCCATCTTTTAACATCTTTGATAATTCACTTGTAGAACCTACAAACAATGCATTATTAGTAACTGTATTTTGTGTTTTAGGATTATCTTCATCTATCTCTTTAACCTTTTTTTGTAAATCCATTAGTTTATCTGTACTATCTGCAACTGATTTTATAAGTTGTCCTGCAACTTCATATGCTCTTGGACTTGCAGTCTCCCCTGCAACTTCCATAATACCATTGATTGCTTCTTGTCCTTTCTCAATTAAAGAGTAGAGATTACCACGAGTATAATCATAATCCTTACTAACATCATCAGTGAGTTTCTGTATGTTACTTTTTGCTTTATCTTTTTTAGTAATTGCATTTACTTCAGCAGAATCTGTATTAAAAGTATCATTCAAGGAATCATAAGAGTCTTTCATTAGATATCCACTCCTCTATTAGGTGCAAAATCTTTACCATCACCAAAGAATGAACTTGTTTCGGTGAATCCAAAATCATCACCTGGTTCAATAAATGGTGTATCATCAGTATCTATAACATTATCTTCATTATAATCTTTTGTAGGTTTAGGAACCACAGTATATCTTTGTTCTCTCTTTGCAGTTCTTGTATTTGTATCTGAGTAGTAATCGACCTGAACTTTGCGAATAAGTCCTTCTGGAGTTTTTGCAATATGACCAAACATAAAGGTCTTTGCTGTGAATGAAAGTGTGTATATTAATGCTCTTCTAGTTGAAAAATCTCCTTCATAATCATCTTGTTGACTAATTGAATTTAATATCATAGGTATATCTCTTTTTTCACCTATTGATTTAACCAAATCAATTGATATTGTAAATGCTGGTTGAAAGAAAGGTAATATCTGTTCTAAAATTTGTAGTCCC